TCAGCGTTATGTAGCTGTTGGCGTTTGCGCCGCCCGCTGTTGCGTCGATTGTTACTGCCATCGGGCGTCACAGTAGAAGTCTTTTTGGTCGGCTTTTCAGGAGCGGAGGCCGCCGCTAATGCAGCAGCCTCACGTTCCTTCATCCGCCTAAAGGCGAAGAGACCCATCAGGAGCTAGCGCCCTTCAGAGCCACGAAGTTCACAACGATTGCCTCACCAAGTGAACCGGCGGACACGTTTGCAACCGTGATCTTGAAAGATCCGGCAGCAATCGAGTTTGCCTGCACGAGGTAAGAACCAGCAGTTCCAGCGGAACCGTGGTTGCAGACCACCACGTCAGTGGCAGCGATCTTGTCGTTGTTAACGGTGAAAGAAACCTCCGCGGCTGCTGCAAGTGCAGCATCGTCGAGGGTGATCTGGCCGGACTCTGCGTTGAGAGTCACGGCAGTGGCCTTGCTGGTGGCCTGGGTGACAGTACCGCCAGTAGCGGGGCCGACAAGATTGCCAGCCGTTGCCTCAAAAATGGATGCCATGGTTAGTTACCTCCTCAATCCAGTGCGCTGGTGGTGGTAATCCGCACGATGCCAATGTTGTTGGTCTCGTACACCTTGGTCCAGTTGCCCACGGTTTCCAGTTGTGCCCGCGTGGGGTTGGAAACGGAAGTGGAGAACGAAGAACCGATCGGGTGATACACATAGTGCAGATCGATCGACATGGCATCGCTCTTGGCGAGGATGTCACGGTCGGTCTCGGTCTGAAGTCCGAGCTGCTCACCGGAGCCAACGGCGCCTTGAGTGAACATGTAGCTGGCATATTCGGTGGTGGCACCAGAGCCAGCAGTCTGCACATCAGCAGACACGATCACGCGCATTCCCATGAAGGTGGGAACAGCAACAGGACCAAAGGCGTTAGCCAGTGAACCTTGAGCTGCGGCGGTGTCAGGCTGACCCGCGTCGTCGTAGATCATGTCCAGAGCACGACGCTCTTTCAGGTCGTAGTACACCTTGGGGTGAACAACGATTGCAGCCAGCTTGTCGCCTTGGTCGCCCAGCAGGGACTGACCTTCGACAATCTGACGGGCAGTCAGCTGAGTGGGGGTGTCGCCAGACGCGCCATCAACAGCCAAAGCTGCGAAAGAAGCGGAGCTGGTGTCACCAACAGCGCCAAAGATGCCAGCCAGGCAGGACAGAAGATCCTTCTGACGCTGGTTGGCGATGTAGTCAGCAATCTTGTTGCCGATAGCAGCCATCGGGTCAGAACCTGCAGCCAGAGCAGCCAGGTCGCGTGACTCGAAAGCACGACCACGATGCAGAACAGCAGCAACCTGCTTATCTGCGGTGATCTTGCCAGGGGTCAAAGAAGAGCTATCCGTCAGACGCTCGAAGTCGCCTGACAGGTTGGCCTTATAGAAAGGCACTTGAACGAAGTCACCACCATCCTCGGCAGCATTTAGCTCCGCCATGGGCTGCACCACACCGCTAGCCAGGAAGGCATCACGCTGAGTGGTTTGCTCAATGACGTAAGGCGTAAATACCTCGGGGATGATGATGTCAGAGCGAAGAGTCGCCATGACAGATCCTCAAAAAAGATGTTTACGGTGTGGGCGTAACCCGTTTGGCTCTGCGTAGCTTTGCCTTGCCCAACATATTAACGGTTAGCAGCAGCTTTCAACCTCTCGTACATATCCCGATCCGTGCGATAAAGCCGCGACTGTTCTGTGAGGTTGTAGGACTCTTTGGCAAAAGGATTCTTTGTGCCCGGCGGAATGTCGCCACCTGTGCTGCGTCCTGAAGGCGCACCGCTGCCAACTGGCTTGGGTGCTTTTTGCATGTAGCTGGGCAAAGTCTTGGCCCACTCGCCAATCGGCTTGCGCTCGTAGCCGTTGACAACAACAACCGTGCCATCAGATTCGCGCTCGATTTGGTCCGGCTTCAGAAGGTCCGCCTTGAATACGATGCTGGGATCATGGACAACATCGGCCAATGCTGTGTTCGCAGGTGCGATCAGCTCAAGCTCGCGGACTCGTGCTTCCAGCTCAGCAATCCGCTTGTCCTTGGCTTCAGCAGCCTCGCGAAACTGCTGCTCCAGAGCTTGACGCGCCTCGGTGTACTTGCCTTCTGATTCGAGTTTGTTCTGCTCAACGTTGCGCTTGAACTCAAGCAGCTCCTGAACATCAACGCCGTCAGGAATTGTTTTTGCGTCTTTGAGCTTGCCGATCAGCTCGTAATTCTTTTTCTCTAACGCTTGGATGCTGTTCTTGAGTGCATCCAGCTCGGCATTGTTTGGAGCTGCGGGAGACGTAATCTCCAGATTCTGCTCTTCAGACATGAATAACCCGTAAGGTTGTTTTCAGCTCCACTTTACTTTGTTCGCCCAAAATGCGGCAGATGTCTTGCCCTTCGCGATGTTTTTCGCGTGGCGTTTCTTGAATGCCGCCCGCTTAGCTTTGTCCGCAGCACTCTCACCTTTGCGCGGACGTTTCGTGTCAGCACCCTGCGCACCGAACCGAATGAGCCTCGGTTTGCCGCCTTCGTTAATGACGACAGCGTGAGACTTGCCGCTCGGATGGTTCGGCGTACGAATGGGCTTGTCAAAACCCGCAAACGTATGGCCACCGCGCTTGATGCTCATTTGCCTTTCCTGCTCATAGCCAAGCGGTGCGCCCTTGTGAAGCTCATGCCCTCACGCATCTTGCGCTTCATAAAGTCCATGTGCGCCTTGGTGTGCCCATGCGCCTCTTGGTGCCGCTTCAAGGCATTCTTTTGGCGGGTAGTTAGCTTCATCGCTTTTTGTTGTAACGGGCGTAGATCGCAGCATCAGCTGTCCGCGCCTTGTCGCCTCGCATGTAGCTGTTGACCCGACCCATGGCCCAGGCCGCCATTGGCACGTTCCGCGACCCGCTGGACAGGTAAGCGCCCTGGCCCTTGCGGTAGACCGCCGCCAGCTCGCCGTAAAAGAACTTCGACTTCTCAGCCTTTTCTTTTAGGGCCTTTTTTGTTGCGGCGTTTAGTGGTTTTCTTTTTGGTGCCACCTTGCTTGGTCCTGGATGCGGAAACAGCTTTGATGTCGATGAACTCGCCAGCCTTGTAAGCCTCAGCGGTTCGCTTGATCTCACGGGCCTTGGCAGCGCGGTTCTTCGCACCAGAGAGGTACTTCTTAGGCAGGCCGGTGGCCTTGTCCTTCGGAACGCGACGCAGCTTCCGGGCCATTACTTTTTCTTGGCCTTCTTTTTCTTTTTCTTGGGCTTACCCATCCCGTAGTGCGCTGGCATCAGTCAGCCTCCGAAGGTGCTTCAGTTTTAGCGGACTTTTTCTTGGCCGTCGCTTTGGGCTTGGCCTCAGCGCCTTGCGCCTTGAACTTGTACTTAGCGGGCAGAGGAGCCATAACCTCGTTGGCGTAATTGATCCAAGGTTAGCTCCGAGCCATCGCGGGCCACAAACTTACGAATGGCGTCAGATGGGCCGTACTTTCTGACCAATCCATCCCACATTGCAAGTCGCCCAGGACCAAGAGCATCACGTTTTACAGCCTCACTCTGATTGTTCAACCACTCGCCGTAGTCTTCGCGGGCTTCGTCAAACTCCTTTTCCAAGCCGATCGGAATGTTGATGTTCCGCGAACGGCAGTTGAAGTGCTGAGGTGGATAAGGCCCTTGCTCGTGCTTGAACGTCTTGCCGTCTAACGCACGGCAGATAGCCGTTGTCCTGCTATCAAGCGTTGCGGTGTAACGGTATCTAGCCGTTATGTCTGGGTTCTGTGCGGCATTGATTCGCTCGGCGGCATTGGCCACTTGATTCACACTGGTGCGAACGATGGCCCGAATCTGGTTGTTCGGGGTGCTGGTTGCTTGACCGCCTGCCGCGATGAGCGTGTCAATCGATCCACGCTGCTGTTTGGTCAGCCGACCCTTCAGCCTGCGAACAATGCTCGGCACTGATTCGCCCTCCAAAATGCCGTTCCGTACAGCGACGCTAAATAGCTCTGCCTGCCTCTCCGACATGCTGTCAAACGCCTGGGCAACTACTTGCCCATTAGGCAGGCTTATCTCTTGCCCGACGGTCAGCTGAAACGCGACAGTGTTTCTAGCAATCCGCTCGAGGTTGTCGCTCAGGTTGACAACGCCAGCAACTGTCGGCTGACTCGTAACGATCGCCTGCCCTAACGCCGGGCTGATCTCTACCGTCCCGACCGTCGCCGCAGTGCCAGCCGGTAGCGCCTTCTGTAGTTGCTCCGCTGCAAACTCCGACTGCAACACAGCCAAGCCCTGCAGCTCCTCGGTCATCGTGGCGATGCTGTCGCCAGACCAAGTGCGAAGCGAGTCATTCAGTTGCGCGAGAATGGCCCGAAGCCGTGCAGCTTTAACAGGCGACGCAAGCTCATCAATCCCACGCAGCTGATCAACAGCATCCAGCACAACATCGTTGTATGCACGGATCAAACGTCGCGACACACTGTTGCTATAGCGATTCAGATCGATCGCGTTTCGGAATATCTCTCGATGCTCGCTCATGAGTCATAGATGCCCAGATATTGCGGGTCATCAATACA